AGTTGCCCTAACTTGATATCGTTCTCAGAGTACTCGTCTTCGTTAATCTTGTAACGAGAGTCTAACAAAAGTTGCGCATCTTCTGTAGACAATTCGGGATTCTCATTAAGAATCTTAGTCTTCATAACAGTCAAGTCATCCATTTCGGATGGGTTAAACGACTGATAAGCAAACCAATCTTCTACAGAGCGCCCAGTCTCTGAGACGAAATCAGCAATTGCCTGCACTGCAGGGTCAAGCTCAGATTTCTGCTCTTTATTTAGTAGCTCCTTTAGGTCATCAAGATTATCTAGTTCAATACCAAGCGTTTCGCTCACTGTATCTAACACAAAATCATAGTCGACTTCTGGAACTTCCGTTTCTTCAAAATCATCAGTAGTCTGTTCAACTGCTGGCTCTTCCTCAGAAATAATTTCATCTTCTTGTAAAGAACTTTCAGACTCTTGAGGGGCTTCTTCTGTTACTTCTTCGGTAACTTCTTGAGGCTGTTCCTCTGCTACGGGAGTCTCTTCCGTTTTCTCTTCAAATTGCTCTGGGGAATCAGCAAAACTAAAGCCCATTCCGCCTAAAGCGTCTTCTAATTCATTAGCCATAATATTGTATTAAATTGGTATTTAAGCGCAAATATACAAATAAATTTTGATAATTAGTTTTTATTACATACGCGCGCAGGCGCACGCACTATCTCATATACCATGGTATTGTGTGTTGCTTATAAGCAACAACACACAATACACTAAAGACATATATATCACAATAAATAGTATTGATTATTTTTGTAGTTACCTTGTTTTTATTGTTTTTATTGATTATCTTTAAATATAAAACAAATCAAAAAAATATATACTATGTTTCGTTTACTGGTTATTTTACTTTTTGTTCTTCCCTTCGGGTCGATTCAAGCTCAGCAAGTAAAACAAGATGTTGTAATAACGGATTCAGCTTGGGCTGTTTTGTTTGAATGCTCTGCTAGAGATGTATCTTTAGAAGAACTAAATGTGGTCCTAAATTGGATTACAGAATCAGACACCTCTTTCACAACTACGCTTAATGATTGGGAGTCTGTATTTTTTATGAACACTAACAATAAGAACAAAGTTCTTGTTTGTAAAATGCACCCTACAAAAACAATGAAATACAAATTATTAATTTACACTGAAGAATGAGAAATATAAATAAAATCATCCTACACACATCTTACACTCCTGCGGGACGAGAACACGATGTAAACGACATTAGAGCATGGCATAAAGCCAAAGGGTGGAAGGATGTCGGTTACCATTACATCATTAAAATTGACGGAACCATAGAGCAGGGTCGTCCGTTAGATAATATCGGAGCTCATTGTAGAGGAGAGAATCAAGGAAGTATCGGTATCTGTTATATCGGAGGAATGAGTGCTAATGATAGAACGCCAGAAGATACAAGAACTGAAGCACAAAAAACAGCTTTAAGAAATCTTATTCATTCTTTAGACTTAGTGTTCGGTGGATTAACCGTTCACGGTCATAATGAGTTCAGCAACAAACCATGTCCGTGCTTTAATGTATCGGAAGAGTACCTAGCATATAGGTAAACAAAAGAGGGGCTTCGGGCCCCTCTCTCTCTTCAGTCCTATAAGTCGGTAGCGAAACGACTGCACGGCCTGTGCTTTATAATTTACGTCCTCTGTTAGCAGATTTAGCAACTACTCTTAAATTAGCTCTAGAGTTGTTTTTTGGATTACCATCCTTGTGGTCTACGTCTTTGCCGTCTCCTTTTTTAACAAGTCCAATTCTCTCAAGTGTTCTGCGAGCAAAATTCCTTGACGCACGGTTGGAACGCTGTTCGGGTAAGGCGTTATACTTTTTATTGTAAGCATTCTTTTTAGCCTTTGCTTTCGGGTTACCATCATAATATTTTTTAGAACGAGATGCCATTACTATCTAAACTGTTTAGTTATTTTAGCCACAGACTTAGGTTGGGCGACAAACTGTTTTCCTTTTTTATCGCCTTTAGACTTCGCCGCATTTGTAGCTCTTCTTTGCGCAGGAGTCAACGCTTTCCACGCAGCGTCAGGTAAGTATCGTCTTTTGCCTTCAGACTTCTTACCGCTGCTAGTGCGCCACTTCTGTGCTGTCCACTGGCGTAAACTTTGCTGTGATTTTGATAACGCCATTAAGATGTGTATCCGCCTCCTTTTTCTTTGTATTGCTTAGCTAGTAACTGAGCCTTACGCGCGGACCACTGGCCTGCTCTTCCGCCTTTAGTACCTGCTTTAATACGATTAAACAACCGCTTACGCATTTCAAGCTTAGTGTAGTTACCTGCTGAATTAACAGTGCTTTTAGCCTTACCGCCTTCATCGTATTTCGGCTTGTCGTGATTGTATCCGTCTTTTTTCAAACGCAAGTGAGCAGCCATGGTTTTAGCCATGACCGCTTTCTTGCCTTTGTACATAATATGTGGTTTAAATTTTTCAGCCACTATTTATTAATTTATAAAACAGTTTAAAACGTCTTATTATTCTACGTAATATTCACCTCTTGCATTCATCCTAGTATGGCTTTGTTTAGCGGCTGGACCGCGCTTGCTGTCACGAAGAATACGTAGTTGATTTTTTAAAACCTTACCTTTTTCACCTTTTGCTTCCTCAGGGGTTAGTGCTTTCAATGCCTTAAGCACTTCATTAATCTTGGTGTTAGCTTCTTTAGTATTGGTTTTAATATCTTCAACGTCAGCACCTCTGTTTCTTGTTGCTTCACTCAATACAGGGTCTTTCCGCAGTTCGGGCATTTTATCACCTTCAGCCGTCGTACCTGCTTTTTGAGTTACTTTACTTTTTCTTTTTTTTACTTTTCCTCCTATGTTGTAAGAAGTTTTTTTTATTACTTTCATAATTATTTTTTAATCTTTCGTTATTATTTATTTTTTAATCTTTCGTTCTCTTTTTCTAAGAAGTCAACCTTCACGCGAAGTGCGTGAACCTCTGCTGTTAGTTCTAATACGATGCGTCGTAACTCATCTTTTTCTTCTGCAGACTGCGCTAATAGTTGTTCTAAGTTTCTCACCCTGTGTTTTAAGTCGTCTCTATATTGCACGCCGTCTGAGTTCTCTATGTTGTTTTTTCTTTCCTCTACTTTTGTCCTTAGTCTAGTTTCTAAGAACTTCCATATACCTGCAGACCCAGCGACTGTAACTACAGTGATTACTATTTGCGTTATATTGTCCATAATTAGCTTCTGTGTAACTTTTCTAGTATAAGCCTACGCATACTACCAAAAGACGCTAAAACTAGCACAAACCAGCCGTAATGAGTTGCTGTGGGCATCCCTAAGCACGACAGATATATAATTGATGTTGACGCATACACTCCGAATGTAATCATAGACGCTCTTACGCGACATTTAATATCTTCTCTACTAACGCAATATAACTGAAATATACCACTAGCAATAATGACAACTCTCTCAAAATACAGCCCTCCTAACTCAGCTCCTAATGCGAAGTGAGTTAAAAGAACATTGACCAGCGCTAAAGTGATTTCTGTAGGTTGAGAATCACTGTGGCTCCAAATCTCTAGTAATTTCTTAAGAGTCTGTTTCATTTCCTACCACTTAATTTTGTTGGCAACAGCCTTGCACATATTGATAAATTCATCTTGAGTATACTGCTGTTTACTCATATTAACCATCTTGTGAACCCACTGGAGATTACCTTCAATGTATCCCTTTGATGAATCTATTCTATCTAACGAGGCGGTATTTTTATTTACCTCCATAGCGTCAATATCCCAGCCTGTTAAAGCGCATTTAAAATCTTGCTCAATCAACAAGTCTGCTAAGTATTCAAAAGTAACTTCCCACTCTATAAGCCTAAGTGCAGCGTTGAATTTATATTTTTTAGCAAAAGATAGCCTAAGCACACCTTTAACCCAACCCTTGTGGCAATTCTGCTCAGGATTAGAATTAGAACATTTCTTACAATCTTTGCCTTCTTTGTAAGACATTATAGCGTAGTTACGTCTGAGGTATGATTGCTCACTACCACAATTAGGACAAGGTTTATACCAACGTCCGTCCTCCCCTTTATACACTTCTTTTGGTAGTTCTAAAGCGAGAGCCATAACGGTAGTATTAAAATCCATTTCACCTTTGAGGCCCACCACGCTGCAGACATCTTACCCTTCGCTATATTTCTGCGATGACGAGCTTTAAATGATGCGCGTTTCTTCTTCATTTTATCAGACTCTCCTGCTTTAGGTTTTCCTGCTGTAGAGGCACCCTGCTCTCCAAAGCGAATAGTTTTAACTCTATCCCCTTCTTTAGCTACGACGACATGAGATTTACTAGGGTGACTAGGAGTACGCTTGGGTTTGTTGAACCCGCTAACTCCTATTCTTTTAAGTATCCCGTCTTTTTTTACTGATGCCATATATACCGTGCTGTTGTAGGTGCAAATATACAAAAGAGAAAAAAGGGCTTAACCCCTCTTAACTCTTAAAGTCTGTTCGCTACATTCCCATTATTTCGTTAATAAAATCGTCTTCGTTTTCTTGCTGTAGCTCATCTGCAAGCTCACCTCTTTCACCTTTACGTTGAGAGATTAGTTTAGACTGCTCTACGGCTTGCTTTTTAACGCGGCTGTCTTTGCGGTCCTCTTGCATTTGCTGTACTTCCTTCTTCATGTTTGTAGAGGCTTCAGCAACAGCTTTACTGTTTGCACCTTTTAGCTGTTCTAATTGTAGCTCAAATTGATACTTCAACTGCATAGACTGCATATCTAATTGAGACTTCATCTGCTCTTCTTGCATTTTTAACTGAGAGCGCAACTGCTCTAATTGTGCGTCCGATTGAGCTTTGGCTTGTGTCGCTTGTGCCTGAGCTTGAGCCTGCGCTTGAGAGTTCTGCATTGCTTGGTCTTGTAAACGCTTCATGCGCTTTTGACGACGGACAACAAGAAGTCTTTCTGCTTGGTCGATATCTTTTAGTCTGCGGATAGCAATAGCATCCTCAATGTCTAATTCTTTTTGTGCTAGCGCTTGATTGATGTTCTGTTCTAAATACAACTTATCTTGGTCGCTCATCTCCGTGGTTACAGAAACGCCAAAGTTGTACATAGGTAGTTTCTCAAACTCCTTGATGGTATTCATCGCATCCTTACCTACAGCCTTGACATAGGTCTTAAACAGAATAGAATCCTTAGGAAGCACTTGAAGGCATTTAATTACATCCTCACAGACTTTCTTGTACAATACAAGGGAAGAGTGCGTAATGTCATAGATAGCGTTGTTAGCCGCCGCCATTTGCTGTTCTCGCACGCCTACTAGTGCGTCACTCTTTGGTGAAGAGCCATCCATAACCTCATTGATACCTGTAGCATCACGAATCATACGTAAGTAATGGTTGTACAGCGCAATAAGCTCGTTGATGTTACGAATGGTATTGTTAATCTCTCTGATTGGCGGGTTTTGGAATCCACCCTCTGGGTTCTTAGAGCGGTAGTACATCACACCAGTCTGCTCGTAGATATCGTGCAAGTCTAGCGGAGATAAATCACCACCCGTACCTAGTTGTACATTTTCTAATCCCTCAATATCAATCATG